AGAACGGGATATAAACTTCCTAATTTGTAATCACCTCTAACATTTTCTGGGAACCTTGCGAGATTTTGACATGAATCGATATTACCGCATCTCTTAATACCATTACCTGGATCTTTTCTGATCGATGGTTGGGGTTTATCTGACACGAATTTCAATACATTCTGCTTTTCCCAGTTATTATAATTGTCGTCGGCGTAATCATTGACGAAATTTTCACCTTTGCATTGTATTACAATAGATATGATTAATCCAACGATCGACAGAGCAAACAAAACCCATAAAGTTATGGTCAGGGCGGTATTCTTTTTACCACTACCTGATTTTTTAGAACTGGACTTTTTAACCATTTATTAGAAAAAGAAAAACTATTTTTTAGTTTGTTCTTTCAAAAAATTCATAAAGATTTCACGATCTTTGTATACGTCATCTAGACGCTCATTAGCTGACATAATAAATACTGGTACAAATGATGCTAATGTAGTTCCTTCTTGTCCAAATAATGTTTTTAGTTCGTCTAATTTAGCATCAGTAATGACGTTTTTAGCAGGAGCTTCTAATTCTTTGATCTTCTCAAATATATAACAAACTAATTTAGTTAAACTAGTCGCATCAAACGCATTATGACTTACCATCTCATAGAAAAAATCAACATCCATTTGTTCGTGAATTTCTTTAATCCTGTCTTGACGACGAGGAGTTAGATTACAGATTCTATCTCGTAATTCAGAGTATAGATTTTTGACCCAATTCCAATCTGGGGTATCCGACTCTAAGCTTTGTTGTAGTAAATCAATAAAAGCTTGTCTAAATTGGGTCTTAACTTGATTTTTAACACCTTCAAGTGGGTCTTTTTCTTGTTCTTTTTCACTCATTTGTTGATGAAATCTCTTGTTTAAAATGAATATTAAAGACCGTGATATAACATATAAATGAAATATTTAGTTTTTGACACCGAAACAACCGGGTTGCCTCAACGACAATCCTGGAGTAAATACTATCCTATTACTGATTTTTCTAAATACGAAAAAGCAAGAATCGTATCAATCGCCTGGTCGATTTATGATGATTTGAAACTTATCAAGTCAGTTTATCACGTAGTTAAACCAACAGATTTTGTTATCGATGATAAGAGTATTGCCACCAAAATTAACGGTATTACTCAAAAAGTAGCAGAAGAGCAAGGAATCTCGATACGTGACATTTTGACAGAATTTGATCAGGACACTGATGAACACACCACCCTCGTGGCTCATAATTTAGATTTTGATAAGCATATTATTTTAGCAGAGATAGCCCATTTAGGCGACCTAGATTTGGTTAGAAAGGTTTTAGCTATGCCTGAATACTGTACTATGAAAAAGAGCGTGAACATTGCTAAAATCAAAAAATCCCACGCCGGGGGTTATAAATTTCCTAGACTGAGTGAGTTGTTTTATCACTTCCATGGACACGAATTTCAAAATGCTCATAATGCTCAAGCAGATGTTGATGCTTGTGTAAAATGTTATCAAAAATTAACAGGTCTTAAATAAATGGTCAAAACAAAATGGGATTGGATGGCTTATGCCTCTATAGGTCTTGGTCAAATTGCATTCATCTATGAATTAATTGATATCATTACTTCAAAAGACTCGGATAAATTTACATGGTTTTTCGTTTTATTGGGTATAGTAACTAGTGGTTTAGGTTTAGCTTATGGTTTCAAAAATAAATTAAAACCACTAATTATTACTGGAGTGATTGATGCGATATTATCCATTATATTATTATCTCTAAAACTATGCTATGAAAAAAGATGCAATGATTAAGTTGTTATAAAATATTATTATAACAACTAACTGTTTCTGATCTTATGATCAAGTTCATGACTTCTAGAGATACAAGTACGTATCGTCGATTTAATTATGTTATCGAAACCATATCTATTCAATATATTTATTCCAGCTTCTGTAGTTCCCCCCTTACTGGTAATTTGAGATATTTTACCTAAGTCTTCCATAGAAGCTGCTGCTTTTAGAGACGCTAAGACAAATTGGGAAGCTAGATGAGTGGGGACGTTTTGTAAACTTGCTTCAGCATTCATTCCTTTACATAATTTGAGAATGAATGCTGGACCACTACCTATGATAGCCGTGGCCACATCTATATCTGTTTCATTACCCACCTTGATGGGACTTCCACCATGTGAAAAAATAGTATTTGTTAGTTCCCCCAGTGCTTTATCGTTTGTGTAAAATGCTGTGTCACTCTCACCTTTATCCATGGCTAGATTTGGCATGGCTCTACATAATCTAGTATGTGGTAAGAATTGTCCCAATGTGTCAGTACTTACACCTGCTAAAACACTTATCAAACTTCCAGGATCTTTTACATTACTGTATATCTCATTAGAAAAACTATGTAAATCTTGCGGTTTTATACAAAGAATAGAACAATCATTTGGTGTAAATTTAATTTTAGATATAGAGTCAACAACCGTGAATGGTAAATTCACTCCAGTTTTTGGTAAATTTTTTTCTACTCCTATTATGTTATTATTAGGAGAACAGTGTTTCAACAAATTGCCTATTTGTCTACCCATATTACCTAATCCAATCACGATAAATCTTGTCATTTTGTATAATTTCTTTCATTTAAGAATTTCATTTTATAAATCTACTTGATGATATATACACCAGGTAATACAAAATTCACGAGAAAATTATTGTAAAGTGGAATTGATTTTATAGACTATTTAATAAGTAAGACGAATATGAATTTTACGACAGAAACAAATTCAAATAAAGGATTTAAAACTCTTCGTGAGTTAGCTACTGAAAAATTGGCAGTCGCGGCGGCTGAAGAGATACATGATAATGGTGATGATGGAACTAGATCTGACATCAAAGACGTAGAAGACTTTTTGACAGAGGTCAAAGACGTATTAGCTTTAGTTATAATACTTGATAACACAGCATCGCAAGAGAATTCATGGGAATTAATCAGACAAATGTTAAAAGGGTTGATTCCTTTTCTAGAATCTCGTCACGGTGAAACTAACCAGTTTAGTATAACTTATGAAATTAGAATAATATATGCCAATGACTATGATAGTAGTCACGTAGAGGAGAGAGCAAGAGCGAAAAGAATTGGAAAGGATTATATCGCAGACCCTTACGGATTCACTAACTCAAAGGCTGTAGTTGGAGAATTATGTCGTATTTCGTCTACTTCGACGGAAAAAGAAAAAGAGAATTTTGTCAAGATTCTTGACGATATGACTTGTCACGGGGGAGGGGATGCACCAGAAGCTTATGCCCCAGCGCTAAAAATCGGTCAGGATCATATAAACGAACTCTCTGTAAAATATGGGAGCAAAGCGGTTATAGCTACACTTTTCTGTGGAGATGATGTACCTCACGGGTGTCAAACACAGCGTGGTCAACGAGAATCTTGGCCAGAAGGCGATCCTTCGGGTGTAGATTGGTTTGAAGTAGTAGATAATTACACGGTTCCTATTCATTCTCTATCGCCATCGCATGCTAGTATGGATTCTAAATGCGTTTTAGGATACGCTACAAGCAAGACTGGAGGTTTTCATCTCGAAGTGGATAGAGATTCTTCTAGAGTTATTCTTCGTCTTTTAATGGCGGAAATGAAACTCTCTTGGTTGATGGAGAGAAATTTGAAAGATATGGAAGGAGCATCAACCGAAGACATTTCCTCGAAAGTGGCTGAATTAATTAATAAAGAAAGTTTTGAAAAACCTTCCAATACAGTACCCGAAGATCCCAGAATTAGCGAAATAAACAAAGAGATAGAAAGAAATGGTATTAGTCCGGGATTGTTAAGAGGAGTATCCAATCGGGTTCATACTAGTTTACCAAGACCAAGACTGGAAAGATTGAAAACCACCTCTTGTGTTACTAGAGGAGTTAGCGATGCTAGTTTACTACGAGCTTTGAAAACAGCCACGGGGGGATTAATGCCTCCGAAACTGATGAGAGAGGTATCTCAGAGTGTTTTACCAAGAAAAAGTGAGGTAGTTAATCCATGAAGACTCATGTATGAATAAATGGTAAATTAAGAATATATAACAGGATGTTATATATTATTTTTCAGAAGGGTTAAACATTACTGAATTTTCGTGGTTATGTAAAGTATTTCTCCTTTTAATTTTTCGTCTTTTACATTCTATCCACATGTTATACTCTCTGTAACACAAAGTTTTTACAATACTTTGAGGACCTATAAAATTTGTTCTCAAACACTCTTTCCATTTTTCTTCCATCATTTTGCAAACTTCACGGGACATTTTAATATCCACTCTGATTTTCTAGATTTCAATTTATGATATAAAAAAATCAATTATCTAGAAAATGCCTCTATCTTTAAGCAAATTAGCTTCTTTTTTATTCAAAAAAGACTTCATCCCAAGAAAATATTTTAGGTACGAAGGTAATTGTATCTTTTTAGAAATGGTATCTTTATCGTCGGGAGTTACTACGATGTTATACATACCTTCCAGATTTGTAATCCCATTAAGTCCAGGAGAAAATGTGGTAGAAGTAGAATTGATAGATACGGAAGATATGGATCCTAACGCGTATGACAGAAATCCCTTGACTGAACCAGGAGAAACTTATCAACCAGTTGATGTAATTCCATCTAATGACCATGGAAATACCGAAGAAATGTTACAATTAAAATACAAGAAAGCTATCGAATTGAAATCCGGAAAAACAAGAAACACGAACGTGTTAAAAGAAATTATTCGTCAATTAAATAGACTTCAATATTGCGTCGAAGGACTTCCTTATGATATAATCATTTACCAAAACAATTATCTTGTTTACATGAGAAATCAGGAGCCTGATTGTTATGTTATTAAAGATAAAATTAATAGCAACGCTAGACATCTAAGAGTAACCACGCCGCTCCAGCTGATCTACGAGAGGGCTAATACCATGGATCATGAAACTTCTCAGGTAGTAGTTGGTATTCAAAAAATTTTAGATAAAAACATGAGAAGTCATGCTAAATTTTTAGATCAATTGATCACTAGAAAAGGAAATTTACTTAATTTTGCTAGTTTGATGAATCGCAAAAAAATGGAGTATGACCAGTTAATAAATAAATACAAAGGTCTACTAGAAAAATTGGATCTCCAAGAAAAAGATATCAAATTACAAAGAAAAAAGTTTGCAGACCTTGGCGATTCCGGTTTTGATTCAGAATTAAATAGAAGTCAAGTTAGAGCTGGGTTTGAAAGAAAATTACAACACTGTCTAGCTGTTAAACAAAAAATCATTGACAAGATGATTGTCATCCAATCTGCTTCTGAAAGTTTATCATTACAGGCTGACAAGATACTTTACGACAATTCAATCATGATGGATAAAATATTCAAAAATTTCTCAAAATTAATCGAGCTTAGTAAGTAAATGGACGAATTGCAAACAGGAGATTTATTACTTTTTAATAACCACAGTGGTGGAATTTTTGGTTTTTTTACCAACATGATTAAATGGGGAACTCATAGCAACTACACACATGTTGCGATGGTTTTACGAGATCCTACTTTTATACATCCATCATTAAAAGGTTTGTATGTCTGGGAGTCAACTTTCAATGGTCATCCAGATCCACAAGATGGACAAATTAAACTTGGTGTGCAGATAACTCCTTTATTGGAGTGTTTGAATTTTGAAGACAGGACAGTGTATGTCAGAAAGTTATCTTGTCCAAAGGAAAAATTGTCCAACGAAATTCTATCCAAAATACACGACGTTGTGTATAATAAACCTTACGATGTTATACCAACTGACTGGATTCAAGCATTTTTCCAATGTGATTCTCATCCGCAAAAAATAGATAGATTTTGGTGTAGTGCTTTAGTTGGATATATTTACACCCAATTAGGAATATTAAAAAATGATACTGACTGGAGTATCTTGCGACCTGCTGATTTCTCCTTAAGCGGGGAAAGTGTAAAATTTAATTCTAATTGTTCACTCGAGAATTTTGAAAAAATTTTATACAAATCGTAAAAATTTTTTTTATTTTTTATTATCTACTAGATAAAAATGTCTTTAGCTGAAGTCGGATCACCTTTTACTACTTCCTACGTCCAAACTGATGCTTTGGGTCAACCAAATGCATGTTACGCAACACTAGGCGGATACAATTCCCGTGTCCCAGGTACCATCAATGGTTCCCCTGCTGTTGTTCAGGTTCCATCTCAGAGAGTCCAGCAGATCCCAGTTTGGGGTTCCCAGGGTTATGACGCATTGACTCACGGCGGTATCCCTTACAGATGTGGTGGTTACTACACCATCCAGGGCGCTTACCCAATGTACAACAAGGCTTGTGGCCAGCTCGCAAAACGTGCTTGCGCCGGAACCAAGTTGCACATGAACTAAATATTTTTATCCAATCTTAATACTTTTAGTATCAAGATTAATTTAATCAAGTGTAGGAACCGAAGGCTGCATTGCAATACCACATTGACCATGAGATTCAGGAGTATTTCTTGCTAAGAGTATGTAGCCATCGTCTCCCCAACTCTCACCCCAGCTATTCTTGACTTTCCAATAATCAGTATTATTCAAAGTCCCATAACCAACAACAAGTACTCCGTGATCTAGATTAGTTCCGCAAGCACCATCGAACACTCCACTATGGTAAAATTGAAAAGAAGGCTGGTCTGCTTCAATCGCCACGGATACTGGTTGAGTATAAACAGCTTTTTGTAGTTCTTTTTCGTTATTATGAGAGACATCGCTAAATCCTGTAATTTTGAAAACGGGATCGCATTTGGTACATGTTTTTCCATCTGTACCCGTGTAAGGATAACTCTCCTCGGTGCAAATACCTTGATTCTCAACGAATTTAAATGCCAAGTCCATAAGACCACCGTTACAGCCATTATTACCATAACTACCGGAACAATCAACGAGTTCTTGTTCTGAAAAATTAGTCAACTGACTATTTTTAATATAATTCAATCCCTCTAGAGCTCCAGTGGTCGAAAAAGCCCAACAACTACCACACTGACCTTGATTCTTTACAGGTGTGACAGCACCTTTATTTACCCAATCCCAGGACTTAGGTAGTTCACTATAACTTTCAGAAATAGAATAAGTTGAAAATTTTGGAAAGACGGGTTTTTCGTTAACGCCTATGTATTTATTTTTGAACTCTTTCCAATCCAAATCTCCAAACATATTCATACGCAATTTCCAATTCCTGTTAGCTCGATTATGTGACTCGATAAGAAGATAATTTCTCTCAAAAATATCTTTACGCTTAAAATATTCTGATGTACTATCATAACGCTTATTATAACTATTCACAAAGTTTGCAAAACTATGAGGTCGTGCCAAACTACACAGAGATGACATGTAAAGACTTGCTAGTAAGATTTTGAACATTTATTTATCGAAATAAATGTTTAGATTTTCATTATTGAAAAATTCAACACTTAATGGTTTTCAGTCCAACTTTCGCCTTTATAATTAGTATAAGTTGTAAATCGACCAGCTTTTCCATCGTAGTTTTCTCTAAGACTACCCCAACTAGGGCGGTAATTTTGTGAACCCCCATAGACAGTTACTCCCCATCTTTTAGCAGCTCGCCAGTTAAATTTATTACCCCCAACAGACTTGTATATACCAATACTTTCTTCCGGAACACCTTTTTCTATGAGTTTCTGTTTTTCTGCTTTGTTAAAAAGTTCAATAGTATCCACTGGTCCTTCTATGGTATAACTCATGAATCCATTATCTAGACCTACACAAGGGACTCTATCATCGGAATAACTTAAATATATCTTAAGTTTTTTTATTTCTTCCTTGGATTTTTTGTCTATTTCAGCCTTTTCATTCTCATATCTTTCACGATCGAGTTTTGCTTGTAGCATAAATGTATCACGTTCTTCTTCTGATAGAGTATTCCATCGTGCACGCATATGCTTAATATAGTGTTGATAAGCAGTTAAAGGTTTTGCACGCGTTCGCAAATACGCTCTAGTTGCAGTGCTCTCTTTTTCTATAGTATCGATTATAGTGCGCTGTCTTTCTGTAATAGAAGCCATTTGTGATTTTATTCGTCATTTTTTCTATTCATTTTGTATTTTAATTGTCTGAATCTATCGCGTGATGTTCTATATCGCAAACCACCGTTAGCATTTCCATAGATTTTACCGGTTACGCTCGTGCGTGTAATACCAGGTGGATGATACAATTTGAATATTACCCAACTTTTTACCCATTTTTTAATTATTCTATATCTATGGGAGAGGAGTATATAATTACTAGTTGTTTTAGAAACTATTTGATAAAAAATATCACTGTCAAAATCCTGAAACGAACCAAAATTTTGATGATTTGCGAGATAATCTTTCATTGTTTTTTGAATTGATAAATTTATTATGTAATTTCTACAACTTTGACCCAGTGGATCGGGTGATAAATTAAGATTTATCTTCTTTAATTTTTTTGTAAATTCAGACTTAACTAGAATCTTGGCTTCCGCTTGTGATATGTATTCAGTTTCATACCATATAGGATCATATTCATTCCAAACTTGCATTTATTTGTAAAGTGGTACTTGATTAATTCAAATCTAGTTTTTCTAGTAATATATAAATGCCTACTACTGATGATTTTCCAACGAAGTTGAAAACCTCAGCTGTTAAATTTCCCAGAGGTATTATGAGCAAGTCAACAATGGAAATTTACAGAGCAGCGACGAACAAAAAATACGCTCCTAAAGGTTTAGGATCGGCTATTAAGTTCATACAGTACTATCTTAACAGAGGTGGTGACAATATACCTATTTCTCAACGAAATAGAATAGAAAAAGCCAAAAAGATGTTACAAAAAGATTTACAAAGAGTTTATCGCGGGCGTAAAACACCTTCTATTAAACCTAGACATAGTAGAAAACATCACAAAGTTGATAAGGGTAGTTTTAGTACTATTAAAGTGATGTCTTGGAATGTTTTAGCCGCAGGGGCAACTAAATATCATTCCCCCGATAGAAAATCAGATCCAGGAAATATCACAAAAGTGAGACACGAAAAAATACTGAGAAAAATACGATTTGCTAATGCCGATTTAGTTTTTTTACAAGAAGTTGATAAATCTTTTGCTCGTAAACTTAAAACTCTAAAGAATTACAAGACTATTTTTAAAATACCACCGATCGCGTTGCCTAAAAATGCTTTCGGCAACGCGATAATCTTTAAGAGTAAAAAGTTGAAAAAGGTCCCGGAAACTACTAAGTTATTATGGAGCAATTCAGAAAAAGACTTTGATAGAAAAAATGCTCTGATGACCACGTTGAAATGGAACAATAAACATGTCGATGTTGTTAGTCTACATTTAAGTGGAAGAAGATCAGACGCTAGACAAAATTTGTTAAGAAAAATTACAAGTCAACTTACAAGTCCTTATTCGATTATAGGGGGTGATTTTAATTGTAATACCAAGAATAAAGCATGCTTGGGTGAAATTAGAATGAAAACAAAATCTGTTGATTATACAACTTGTTCATTTGATTATGATCCTGAACATAGACCGACGGAAATAGATAAAATATTGGTTTCCCCAAATCTCAGATTAACAAATTACCACGTGGAAAAAGAAAATTGTGGTAGAAAACACCACCCTTATAGGAAAACAGGTAGTGATCATTTTCCAGTGTTGACTCGAGTTGTTGTTCAACATAAATCTTACAAACCAAATGATTGTGAAATTTTGGCCACGAGGAGTTTTGAGAACTGCTACAAAGGGCAGAAGTTATTTTCAAAATGCTGGTTTCCAGCGGTAGAGAGTTACAAACGCTGTATTAAGAAAATGTAAAGATAATAAAATGGAAGACTATAAAAAACATTTATTATATTTCATATTGGTTTTGATAAGTGTTTCGCCGATAAGTGTTGGCTTGTTTTTGATAGCAAATGGTATTAGCAATCTCCATATTTCTGAAATTACAACCCAATTAAATGAAGTGGCCGAACAAATTAAAAGTTTAGAAGCTACCATTTCTGAAATAAATTTTCAAGATTTCGAAAAAATAGTTGGAAACATGAACAGCACTTTGTTTCTACTTTCTTCGAGTCTTAATAATTTACCCATCGTCCCTCAATCTTCTAATTTGCCTACTTCACCGGATTTACCATAAATAAAATTAAACGTTTTTTTGTTTTAATAAAATGATTAAGAAATTGATTGGACCAGATTATCCCAAAACATCTTGTGATTGTAGTGAATGTCCTGCGAGTGGAATACCTAAATGGCCAGCTAAACCACCTGATTCATCGACAAATAACTTAGGCTTGAATAATAGAGATCAATTACGCAAAATCTCATCGTGTGCAAGTACGAGTTTTGTATCCTCAGGTAAACAACCAAGCCCCTGGGTATCAGAAGAGGGTAAAAAGAATATCGAAATTTTAAATCCCGATTTTGGATTAGAAGTGTCAGATGGATTTTTCCACGAACCACATTCGGCTAGATGTGCATGTGGTACTTGCAAAAAAGAAACTCATAGACATCATCATGGTAGACATCATCATGGTAGACATCATCATGGTAGACATCATCATGGTAGACATCATCATGGTAGACATCATCATGGTAGACATCATCATGGTAGACATCATCATTGCGAGAAAGAAACACCAAAAACAGTGACAGCATATGACTCTAGATTGATATATCCACTACATGGCTCTGTCACGCAACAACTAGATAGTATTCCATATACCGGAGAAGTTAGATTGAAAGATATTTACGACGAAAAATACACAGATTATGGTAAACATTATAAAAACTATTCTGATATTCACGCTGGTCAATATATGTATTACCTGGATAGAGATATAGAACCAACCTATTCTTTGCCAGTTTATACTGTTAGAAGTCAAGTGAACAGCGAAGTATATCAAACACCAATGGGAAGTTTATGGCCTAGATACCCAAAAGTACCAACTACCAAAGATAGTAGATATTTATCACCTCAACAGTTTACTAGAGATACGGTTAAAAACAGGGAAGACTTGATGGCACTTCAAATGGCTAGATTCAATAGAGAAAAGTATCCATTAGATATGATGTAATGGTAAAAATGAATTTAATATAGAAATAGCATTGTAAAAAAATGGATCCATCAGATACTAAAAAACAGCGAACTAAGAGGAGGAATCAAAAGATTCGCAAACTACGTAAACAGAATAAGACAGTTGATATTAGAGATACTAATCGATACAAACACTGGGAAATTCGAACACTCATGCTTGGTATGGTACTAAGATATTTTCCTCAAGCTCAAACAGATCTTAATGATCTGGTCGCTCGTTTTGGAAAAGAAACTGGTGTTAAACTATTTCTAGATTCTATGCAAGCTTCCGGAGCGTGTTTTCTACCCTTTACTCAGCCTGTTCTACACTCGACTAAAAATTGAGAAATGAATCTTAAAATTCAAAGAATTTTAAGAAAGCAATGCGAACAACATCAACAGTATTTCCGTATTTTTGGCATTGGGATGACAACGAAAAAGAAGTGACAGTATTTAGAATTTACGCTTTGACAAAGGATAATAAAACAGTCGTACTACGTATTAATGACTTTACACCATATTGTTTCCTGGAATTACCAGAAAAAGTAGATGGTGTAGATATCAAATGGGATGCGTCGAAAGCTCAATTACTGAGTAACGCTATTAACGGTCGGTTAAAGAGCCACGGACCCATTAAAACTTCATTTACAATGAAGAAGCGCCTATATTATTGTAATTGGGATCGTAAGAAAAAGAAGGAACGTTTGTTTCCGTACTTGATGCTTGCATTTTCGTCTCCATTTGATAGAAGATCTTACGCTTATAGCGTAAATAAGAGGAGATTCTTTGTGAGAGGTATTGGAAATGTTCAATGTAGGATCCACGAAGAAGATGCAACGCCCCTATTACAATTTACATGTTTTAGGTCTTTACCAACTGCTGGTTGGGTTAAATTTACAGGTAACAAAGTTGGTAATGATGAAAAAATAACATTATGCGATGAAGAATATATAGTAAAATGGAAAAGTATAAAATTCGAAGGTGGTGATGAAGTACCTACACCCCTGATATTGTCTATGGATATTGAGGTTAATTCTACGAATCCAAGTAGAATGCCTAATCCTGAAATACCAGGCGACAAAGTGTTTCAGATTTCTTGTGTTTTGAAAAGAGAAGGCGCTAAAGATTACAGGAAATTTTTGTTGAGTTTGGGTTCTCCTGATAAGTCTATTGTAGGTAAAGACACTGAAGTAATTGAGTACAACACTGAAGCGGATCTTTTACTTGGTTACGCGGAGTTCTTGCAAACATACAGACCTAATATCGTTACTGGTTACAATATTCTTGGTTTCGATATTCAATACATGATAGAACGTGCTAAATTTAATCTTGTTATTGATCAATTCAAGCAGTTGGGATTCACAGAATTTATTTCAGCACAAGAACGTCAGATTAAGTGGTCGAGTGCTGCGTACAAAACACAGAACTTTAAATTTTTGGATGCGGAAGGAATCTTACATGTCGATCTGCTTCCATTGGTAAAACGTGATTATAAGTTTGACAACTACAAACTTAAAACTGTATCGGAGTTTTTTATAGGTAAAACCAAAGATCCTCTTGATGCTGCTGGTATTTTTAGATGTTATAGGTTGGGTATGAAAGGTGGAGAACGAGGATCAAAAGCATTGGGAGTAGTTGGAAAATACTGCGTACAAGATAGTGTTTTGGTATGTGAGTTGTTTGACACTCTACAGACTTGGGTTGGGTTATGTGAGATGGCTAAAGTTTGTAATGTTCCGATTTTCTATCTTTACACGAAAGGGCAGCAGATTAAGGTGTATTCTCAAGTTTATAAAAAGTGTATGTTCGAGAACAGAGTAATAGAAAAAGATGGTTATATTGCTAAAGAAGATGAAAGTTTCACGGGTGCTTATGTATTTGAACCGAAGCCTGGCGTGTACGACAAGGTAGTACCATTTGATTTCTCGTCTCTGTATCCAACGACGATTATTGCGTACAACATTGACTTTTCAACGCTAGTTCGCGACGATGATGATATTCCTGATTCGGCATGTAATATTATCGAATGGGAAGATCATATTGGTTGTTGCCATGATACAACCGTACGTAAACAAAAAGTAAAAAAGGTGATTTGTGCTAAGAGACGATATCGTTTTATTAAATCACCGATGGGAGTATTACCTACACTATTGCAAGCTCTATTAGATGCCAGGTCTGGTACTAAGCGAGAAATGAAAGCCGCGAAAAAAGAGCTGCGTGATTTGTCTGATGATTCTGATCGTGCTAAGTATTTGAAAAAGTTGGTTATTGTGTTGAACAAACGTCAGTTGTCGTTCAAAGTTTCCGCGAATAGTATGTATGGAGCGATGGGTGCAAGACGTGGGTATTTACCATTCTTACCAGGTGCTATGTGTACTACGGCGTGGGGTAGAATGAACATTCAACGGGCAGCGAAAAGATTGCAAGAAGTTCATCATGGCGAGTTGGTATATGGTGATACAGATAGTAATTACATCCATTTTCCCCAGTTTGATAACGCTCAGGAATTGTGGGATCACTGTCTTGAAGTAGAAGAAGATATCTCTTCAATTTTTCCACCACCGATGCGAATGGCTTTTGAAGAAGTTATTTATTGGCGTTTTTTGATTTTGACAAAAAAGCGTTACATGTATTTGGATTGTGGTCGAGATGGTGTTGTATCAGATAAAGTCGGGAAAAAAGGTGTATTATTAGCGAGACGTGATAACAGTGCTTTTATCAGACAGGTTTACAAGGAAGCTGTTGAAATGACATTTGCTCGTAGCACTTGGGATCAGGTAATGAAACATTTATGTGATAGATTCAATAATCTGTGTTCTGGATTTTTTAGTCATCGAGATTTTGTGATTACAAAAAGTATTGGTGAAATTGCAGATTACGCAACAATGTCTTCAGGAAGACTTGCACTTGATAATACCAAGAAACGAATCAAACAAATAGATGATTATTATATTAAATGTCACGAATGTAGTTACGAAAACTTACCGAAACACGAAGATATCAATAAATGTTCGACCATTCTTGACCGTTATGCTTCTCATGATCCTTTGTCGTTTTCCGCGGGTGAAAAAGAAATATTCAGGAAAAAATTGGGAGATTGTTGTTATTTTTGTGCGGTTGAAGAGTGGCGAGCTAGAAAAAGAGGTTTACCGGCACATGTTCAACTAGCAGAAAAGATGAGACGCAGAGGTCAGCGAGTTGACGCCGGTGAGCGTTTAGAGTATATCGTAACTAACATGGATAACTTGAAAGCCAAGTTGTGGAGAAAGTTAGAACACCCAGATTATTATAAAACACGAACGACAGCTATCAAGGTGGATTATCTTTATTATTTGAAACTGTTGTCTGTTCAGATGGACCAACTGATCTCGGTGACTTACAAACAGGAAAAATTTACAGAGACACAATTAAAAGCTCGATTACAAAAGGTGAAAGTTTGCGAACAGATTAAAAATATCTTTACACCAAATTTACAATTTCTAAATTGAATGATTTAAACTTTTTTGAATAAACAAAAAAGTTCTAATGGCATGTCTAATACCCAAACAATCACCACAAACTTTGACAACTCAGTTGACACTCGATGAAGTTCTTCCGCTTTTGAAACAGGAATTACAAAATACAGATGTTGATTTGAAAACTAAATTAACTAACATTAGATCTTACGCTACCTTGGGATTGTATATGTTGAGTACTCAAGAAGTAGTATCACAAAAAGGTCAGGATATTCTCAGAAACAACGATTTTATGAGAGATTTAGTCGTATTGATGAAAACACCAACATTCAAAACTTTTCGAAGAAAACATATGATTCACGATGTCAAACCAGCTTTAATCTATTTTGAACTATACGAAATGTTAGACAAATTTTATAAAAAACAAATGAAAGAATCCATACCGGATGATGTTGCAGCAGAACTACTAAAATCTATTATTTCGCGTCGTGAATACAGAACTCCGCTAATCGGTATTTTACACAAATATATTCAAGATGGTGGAAGCAGGAAAAAGCTATATCAAAAATTAGAAGAGTTGTTTCTAGATACAGAAGTCACCACAACTTTAACATTAAAAGATCATTAATTTTACCCAAAGCACAAACCAATTGACCAGTGGAATAATAAGTAGACAATTTTGAAGCCATCAATGTCAAAATGAGTAATGTTGTTTCTACTGGAAAAAGATTACGACGGTTGTCGTTATATTCTCTAACCAACTCCAATGACCAGTAAATTCTCTTTTTTGGATTCCAGATCTTTCTAGATAAATTTTGCTTCCCCAAAAAGTAAAAACTAGTACATAAGTCTGAACTTGGGAGAAACAAAAGAATCCTACTTAGTAACTCGTCTGGTAATAATGAAATATTCATTTATCTTAAATGAATATTATTCTTATACTTGTTTCTGTGATATTAATCCATTTATGAGATCATATCACCACCACAACCGATCTCGTTCATGTATTCTCTAATCTCTTTACAAGGCGAAACTTCGTTTGCGAGAAAAGAAGACCAGAACAGAGTAGCACCTGGTGTGTGAATATGTGTCTTACCGAGCACGCTTTGATGAAAGAATCTGGTCAAATAAGATAGTGTCATTCTGGTCTTGGGTGTAAGAGTATCACCCGCAAGTACTCTGTACACCCACGACCTACCGTTTCGGGTCATAAACCATCTCATGTAACACACAGTTGGTGGTTTGTTACATACACAGTCGCCGTGATAATACAAAGGAGTTACTGTTTCAAGAATTCTTTCTTTCATCCTGGGAGTGGCTCCCTTTAAAAGCACTTCCATGGTATAGTTAATCATCAAATATTTTACACGATGTCTACGTGGCGTGTGAGGACAATCAAGCGGTGCGTGACCATTGACTTGGCGATATAACACCGGGGGAGCCAATACGAATTCTAAATCGTTATTTACATGGTCGAAATTTAATCTCCAACGAGCAACACTGGGATCAGGCCAATGACCACTACCGCGACGCCACCAACGTTGTAAGACGCTCGCGTACTTATCTCGGGCCTCTTGACAGGCACGGTAGTACACGTTTATCACTACTGGAAGTATTCTCATAAACAATTCTCCTGTATTCTTTGAAATCTCTTGATTTTTATATGCATTCATCCTATTCTCTGTTTATTTTACATGTAAAAATCAATTTCTTCACGTGATTATTTTAATTCAATCCCGACCTTTGACTCTTCGCTAATTCCGATAAACACAGGATTCGACTTAGGGTTCGGCACTGGTCCAGTATTAACAATAGGAGAACTTTCAATACCACCTATATTAATATTTTCTCTGGCTCTGATAGTATTACATTCGTTTAAGAGATCCAATCCGCATCCATTCCCACATTCGGCTTTGATACCATCTACAACCATATTTTTCATATACACTTGTTCCGAACCAGTGATAGCAATACCACGAGAAGCACCACCATTGTATAACTCTTTTAGAGGTACAACGGCAGCGGTTGTTGATGTTTTTGATTTATTTTCGAATCCTGGGAGCGAACTATTAATAATCTTTTTAATGCGTGTATCAAAACACTTAATGTCTTTACCAGCAGATATAAACAAACCAATAATACCTTTCATGATATGAGCCATAGAATCCCCTCCCGATACAAAGTAATAATCATTATCTAAAAGCACTTGTTCTAGATTATTTTCACGACTCAGAGCCCAGTTGACAATAGGTTCCGTTATATTAATTTTTCCACTTCCAGATGCGAATTTAGCAACATAAAGTTTAGCATCAGAAACTACATTTCCAACGTACGCACCGTTTGGCGATCCGTCTTCATTTTTTCCCTGTACGACATCTATTTGAAAGACACTACCAACCGGTCCAACTTGTACCTTGCCACCATACGCGGAAGGTTGATGATTAGGATCTGAAGCATTACTGATTCCCATAATCTCACCCTGACCTGTTTCCATATTTTCAATCAACACATTATGTACAATAACATCTTCATTACCAATCGCACCAGCTCTAGATAATTTGAAACCGTTTACAACAATACCACGAGAGTTAAGAACAATACCATAACCACCACCGTCGTATAAACCACTAGCATTTTTAAATATACCGTCTGGAACTGGTTTTCTATCTCTCACTGCTTCCAGAACAGGTGTCATCTCACCTAACAAGGCCGCTAAAATTTCACTTCCTTTCTTAGCCCCATCAGCAAATTCTAAAGCTGGGTCTCCTTGTTCATCTATGATTTTACGCAGGAATGGTTGGATAAATCGACCAGCTGAATAAGTAGAAAGAACCTGTATATTACGAGACATGTTACAGATATTTACATTTCTCGTCAAACAATGCGTCCCTCCATTTAGTGCAATTCCGGCAACTTCGAATTCAATGATATTTAAATTTTGAATGATTACTTTTGTCATACTATTTCCATGAATTCCGTGATGTGAAGACAGCCCCAACGTACCGTTGGCTACTAAACATGTATCCGCGGAGGTAATAGTGTCTCCAAAATTAGCTGGACCCTGTGGTGGGACAAATGGTGTACTTGCAAGCTCTATATTGGCGTAGAAACGTTGCTGTAAATCAAATACTTGGGATTGAATACTTGGGATTGACGTAACGTTTTACCATTCAGATCCAAAAAGATATTTTTACCTTCCACGGTAATGGCTGCGAAGAACCCTAGATGGTAGCCACCAAATGGTGCTATGGGATATTCAGCATCAGCTCCACCAGCTGTCTGAGCCGCAGTTGGTAAAAAGTCATCATTGGGATTTGGCTCAAACACTATATCCTCCATAAGCACATAGTGCGCGGAGTGACGAAGCCTTACCGTTCCATTAGCAAAATCAGCTTGTCGTAATTCAACTCTGGCTCCCGCAACAGGATTGGCTTTAAAATCGGACCACGACATTGTTGGACCATCAGTCCATTCCATGAAATGTGCGACAACCGCTTTAATCTCGTCGCTATATAAATTAGCATATTTAGTCAAACTAGTGTCTTTGTAATTATCAAAACTGTAAACCTCGATCCA